GAACCGGGGTCGTAAAGCATATGTAGCTCTGAATCGTGTTGGAGCTATTCGTTTTGATGATCGAAATATCAGCCGATGCCGTGCCGTTCACATTGGCGCACATGACGGACAGAACTATCGCTGTGTTGCCTGCCGTTGCTGGTGCCTGATAGACATCCGTGACGCTGGTGCTGCTCAGTTGAGCCTGGGCATTGTTAAAAGTATTCGGCATTTTTATCCTCCAAGAGCCACGCTAAAGGCAATAACATCATCAACGGTGGCCCCGCCAGTTGCTGCTGCCCAAGCAACACCAGAGGCGGCAGTCGAGTCAGCAGTCAGCACATAACCATTGGTGCCGACAGGCAAACGCACATCGTTCGTGCCGTTGTGTGCAATCAGGTCGCCCTTGGTGGTCAAGGGAGACAGAGCATCAAAGGCCGCTGTCTGAGTCGTCTGTCCGGTTCCGCCGTTGGCAATTGCCACAGTACCGGTCACATTCGAAGCCGTGCCCGTCGTGTTCTGGTTCAACGTCGGAACATCTGCGACCTGAATGGCCGACATCACCACATCGGTGCCATTGCCTCGCAGGTATTGCCCGCTGGTGACAGCACCAGCCAGGGCGTCCATTGCAGCTTGGCGAGTCGTCTCGCCTGTGCCACCGTTTGCAATTGCTACTGTACCGGTGACGTTTGCCGCCGTGCCAGTTGTGTTCTGGTTGAGCGTTGGGACATCGGCCACCTGGATAGTGGACATCACGACATTGGTGCCGTTGCCACGAAGGTAAGAGCCTGAAGTCACCGCGCCAGCAAAAGCGTTCATTGCTGCTTGCTGGCTTGTCTGACCAGAGCCGCCATTGGCGAACGCAACAGTTCCTGTCACATTGCTGGCGGTGCCCGTGACATCAATATTCCAAGTGCCAGTAGCACCTGTGCCGTTAGGAGGTACGCCAGCCGTTGTCTGAGTTGTAGCGTCTGGAAACTTGAAGCCGTTTGCCGTGCTTTCAATCAACCCAGCGGCCTTGAACGGTGCCGCAGATTCGACTAAATCAACACCAGCAAGATAAATCTCTTCGGCATAAACCTCGAACTTAACGCCGCTACCAATTGTCGTGGTGGTCAAAATGGCGTTACCAAGACCAACTGAACCCGTGTTCTCTGGAAGCCCCAAAGTATCTGTGATATATGCCGCGCCAGATACATATAGCTTTTCAGTTGTGGTCGCTGTTGTGCCGATCTTTACCCGGCCTGCCGAATCTACGATAAACGGAGTCGAATCCGGGTTCGTGCTGTCCTCGACCAGTATCGCATTGCCGGTGCCGCGCTGAGTTACCCGCAGCGCAGCCGATGTGCTGGAGGTGTCAACGGAGGTAGCGCCAGTTACCGCCCCGCCCGCCAAAGGCAGATAGGTAGACGCTGCTGTAGAGGCAAGCAGATACCCTGCGGTCGCGTGGTTGCCCCACCCATATGCCGTATCCCAGTTGGTTTGACTTGAATTCGGCGGGATCGAATACCCTGCTGAATAAGACAGCACCAGAGTGCCAGAGCCGGTGACAGGAGAACCGCTAACTTGCAGCCCCGTCGGGGCCGATAGCGCAACAGATGTGACCGTCCCACCGTTGCCAAAATACGGAAGCCCTGTCCAGCCAGTTACGCCGTCGCCTGTTTTGAGTTTGCCGGTATCCGTCTCAATGCCGATCTCACCTTCGGCAAGAACAGGGTTTATGCTTGTCCAATCTGCGGCAAGACCTCGCCTAAACTGTATTTGAATCGCCATCAAATTCCTCCGCAGTCAATCGGCGTAATCCCGCCATAGACACTATCTGGGGCACCTCCATCAAGGTTGGCAAACGCTTCTCCGTTTGCACCCGATACGCCAGCCGCACCTTGCGGCCCTCGCTCGCCTTTCTCGCCTACGACCTCGCCCACATTGACTGTTCTGCCGTCAGAAAATGTGACGATCAAAGAACCATCGAAGTCTATCTTAGTGCCGACAATCGAAATGCCGTCGGCCCCGCTTTCGCCATCCTTACCATCCTTGCCGTCTACCCCGTCTTTGCCATCGCGCCCATCAGCACCGCGATCACCTTTCGGGCCAGGCTCGCCTTGAAGACCTCGCTCGCCCTGCGGGCCTTGCAGCTTCTTGACCTCAAGAACCTTCTTTTCAAGTGTCGGCCACTCCTTATTCAGAAGCAGCGCCAACGCCGTCAGTTTTGCGTCTGTAGATGCTCCCGATAGAAGGATCTTTTTCGCATCCATTATCAGCCCACGATGCTCTTCAAGAAGTCTTCATCTTTTTTAGCTTGATTGGCCTTATCAGCCATCTGCATCTCGACGATCTTCGACTTGTTCTTGATGTCCTCTTCCTTGAGCATCAGCTCCGCAATCTTGATGCGTTTGTCGAACTCCACCGATTCAGAATTAGCGGGCAGGTTCTTCGTGGTCGATGCAAGCGCCTTGACCTGCAACTCCTGCGGCATGAGCTGCGCTTCGGTCAGGAGCTTCTGCGCCTCCGCCCGGTTCTGCTCGGCCTGCGTCGTCTGCACCGCAATCTGAGCCTGCGCCGCTTGCAACGCCAGTTGCTGTTGCGCCTGAGCCAGTTGCTGCGCCTCGGGATTGGGCTGGTTCATCTGATCGAGCGCCGCGATCAGCTCGTAACGGTTCGTGAGGCTGGAATTGTTCAGGATGCCCTTCAAGATCAGCGGCAAGACAGGCGTATTCGGCCCCAGCGTTTGCAGGAGGCCAATGAACTGTTGCTGCTCGTATTCCCGCGCAATGATACCCAGCGTCGCCGTCGGGATGAACTTCATATCCACCGACGGATAGCGCTCAGGGTCGAACTGCATATAGCGGAAGGACGCCTTCTGGATGAACGGGATCAGGAAGTCCTCCTGGAAGTTCACCAGCGTGCGCTTGTACTTCTTGATGATGGTCGCCACCGCCATCGACAACCCTGCGCCGTCGCGGTTGACCTGACTCACCATGCCCTGCGAGTCCAGCGTGCCGGTTGCTTGCAAGAGCATCCGCTCGAACTCCTTGGCCGTGGTCAAGTTCTCCGGGCTAGACTGCCCGAACTTGAACGGGTAGAGAATCTCCGACGGGTTGCCGTTGACCATGAACGCCTTGCCAGGCTTGACCTCGAACCGAGCGCCGCGCGGCAGTCGGGTCGCATCCATGCCCATCATGGGGGCTGTGGTCAGCGCCAGCGAGTCCAGATGGCTACGCACCTGAGCGTCGATGGCCTTCTGCATATTGTAGGACTTCTCGACCGTCCCGCGCCCGAGCAGGCGGTTGGGCACCGTATCATCTTGATAGGACAGAACCGGCCTGTCCTTCATCATGTACGGGTTTTCCTCGGCTTTCAGGAGCATCCCGCCGTTGGCGATGACCACAATGGCCTCGACCATGTTGGTGTAGTCCTCTGCCGCCGAGTCATCGGGGAAAAGCTCCACCACATCGGTGTCTTCTTCGGTCAGATACTCTTTAGGCACCAGGCCGTAGTAGGTCAGCAGCAGAACCTTCTCGTCTTGGTACTGGCTCGGCTCCTGCGTCGGCTCCAGATCGGTGTCTTCATACGCCGGGGCGATGTTGACCTTGCGATAGATGCCCTTTTCGATGCCCTCGACCACCTTGTGGATCGAAACATACTTCTCAATCGCCACACCCATGCAATCGTCGATGCTGGTGCCGTTGGGATCGAACAAAAAGTTCTTCGGATTGACCGGAACGAGCTTGACAGCCACCCGATCCTTCTCCACCACGCCGATTGCCGCCTGTCCGGGCTGTCCGGGGATGGGCTGAGTGGCCGGTTCGAACACTTTTTCCGTTTTGACGATGATTTCGCCGATTCCGGTGCCGTAAATCTCGGCCATCAGCTCGATCTGGTCGATGGACTTGCGGATTTTGTCCTGCTTGAAGTCCTCCATGAGCTGCGCTTTCAGCACAGCCACATCCAAAGGGCTACCGTTGATGTCTTTGAGGTCGTCGGAGATGTCAAAGAACTCGCCCTGACCGAAAATCGCCTCCATGATCTCCGCATGGCGCGTCTCGACGGCCTGCTGCGTCGCCGGAGTGACGATCCGCGAGCGCTCCGAGTCCCGAACCTTGTCCTCTGCGGCCCACTCACCCCTGAAAATGCGCTCGTACTCCATCCAGGAGTCCAAGAAGTTCACATTTCGGTAGTCGCGCCAGCGGTCGCAATGGTCAACGACGAAGGCGGTTAGCTCTTTGTCGTTCTCCGTAGGCTCGTCGAACTCGTTTTGATCCATATCAGACCCCTGCAATAACATCTATGGGTTCCCAGTCGTCGCTATCTTCCTGCTCGAAGTAGCTAGTTATTGCCATCTGGTCGATGTAACTTAGCGCGTCTGGCAAATCGTCATGTACTCCCTGGGATGGGAATAACAGAAGCTGATCCACGAAGGTGTCCCAGTCTTCCTCGCTATTGAGCACGATTCTCCCATGCTCGAACCTGCCCTGCAAGGCCCAGATGATCCGGTCAGCCTTCTTCCGGTTGCCATGCGTCAGGTCAACTATATGCGAAAACACATTGTTTTTTCGCATCAGATCGCTCAAATACGGCAAAACAGCGTTTTTTAGCGCCCCCCTCTCGATCCCCACGCTCAGGGGCCGGTAGTCGCGCATCTTCATCAGAATCTTCGCCGCCGTCTCCCGGATGTCCCACCGCCCGTGCTCAATTTCCTTGACAAACCACTTGCCGTCGTCCGTCACCTTGACCACCGCAATGGCCGACTCGTCCAGGCGCTTCTTGGCATTCGCCGCCTGCTTGGCAACTTCCTCAAAGCCGGCCAAGTCCACCGCCACGAAGTAGCTCCCGTACTGCGGCTCCTCGCCGTACTTGAGCCACTCCTCCTTGAACACATCCGCGCCAGCGTTGCTGAAAGACGCCATGTATTCCTGCTTGAACGCGAAGGTACTGAGCGTCTTCTTCGCCGACTCAATCTCCTTCGGGTCGATCAGCGGGTTGTCTTGGGTCGTGAAGTGCCAGCTCTTCCATTCCGGGTCGTCCGTCAACTTCCACAGGTCATGGAACCAGTTGCGGCCCTTGGGCGTGCCGATGAACATCGCCCGACCCTTCTTGTCCGACAAGGAGGCCCGGATCACCTGCTCCCACGCCTCGGGCTTGATGTCCGCCACCTCGTCCAGCACCGCGTAGGTCAGGCTCACGCCGCGCAGGGTGTCGGGCCGGTCCGCGCCGCGCACATAGATCCTCGCGCCGTTGATCAGCGTGATGTCCAAGTTGTTCACATGGCTTGACTGAATCACCTCCCGCCCTAAGTCCAGCAGCAAGTCCCAGATGATCTGCCGCGACTGCCCCATCGTTGGTGATACATACAGCACCGCCGAACCCTGCGGGCAGCGCAGCCCCTCGATGATCAATGTGGTGGCTGCTAATCTAGACTTGCCGCAGCGCCGTCCGGCAGCGATCACCTTGAAGCGCGTCGGATCAGCGTAGACCTCTTGCTGCCAGGGCAGTAGGCTGAAGTTCAGGTCACTCATCTTCTGCCTCGATGATCTCTGGCGCCGGCGCCTGGCCTAACCCCGTGATATTGATCGTGACCGCGCTCCTTTGCGCGGAGGTCTTCTCAAAGACGCTCATCGGCAGCGCTCGGTCCATGCACATCTTGAGTGCCGCCATCTGACTTGGATGGTTGTCATCCAAAGCGATGTCGATCACCTTTTGCACGACGCGCTCGCCTTTGCCCTCAACGAGCATCCGCTTGAGTTCTTTGACGCGCTGATATTCCGTTTTCGGCAGGACCGCCGGCGGTTTGTAGGTCATGTGGGTCATTCTAGGGTGGTTTTTCAATTGGCCCAAGAGCTAAAGGGCTATTTTGCCGTTTTCACTTCTTCAGTGTAGAGGAGGCACCCGCAATTTTTGACCTTCAGCCAAGACCCTCCCCCCCCATGTCTCGCGGCCAGCGCGGCCACCGGCCAGCGCGGCCAGCGCGGCCAGCAATGCAACGAGCGTTATGTCAAATCGCGAGCGGGCCGAGCGGGCCGAGCGGGCCGAGCGGGCCGAGCGGGCCGAGCGGGCCGAGCGGGCCGAGCGGGCCGAGCGGGCCGGAAATTGGGGACAGAACAATCAGGACATGAGGGTTGAAAGGTCCATCTAGCCCATACCCGGCGCCGAATCTTTTACTGACCCATTGGTTACTAAGCCGACCGAATCCAGGGGCATCCCTGGCCGATATCCGGCCGCGCGTGCCTGGCTGAACACGGCCAGCAACTCATGGAACCCGCGCGTCATATCGCCATCGCCAGCGGCCAGGATCACGGCCCGTTGCGCGGGCGTCAACTTGCGTCGGAATTGAACAGTAGTCGTCAGACATGGTCGGGGCATTTCTGTGGTCCATGTGGTCCATGTGGACCATCATTTTAAATCGCTGCCAAAATGCGCGGGCGTCAAAATGCGCGGGCATTTCCCATATATATAACACTTTCTTATAACTTGAAAAATGAATGGTCCACATGGACCACAAACCCTCGCAACCCGCATGAATCCTAGCTTTTCTGTGGGTCAAACACCCTCGAAAACATGATCCACACGATTGACCACATGGACCACAGCCCCACAATTTAGTCGGGTATTGTAGACTGCTAGAACAACAATCCTTTACAATCATCCTATCGCAACGTCGCGATGCAATCCACTAGAGGCCAATGATGAACAAGTCAGAACTCCGCGAAATCGCCAACATCATCATGTATCACAAGCTTGGCATGGCTGACACGGTCGCTCGCTCGCTCTCCGCGCTGATCCGCGCGGCCCGTACAAACAAGAGCCGGGCCGCGCTGATGGAATACGCGCCCATCCTAGGCGTCATCGGCCACCCGGACTTCATTGTCTAACCCATCAACCCGCGCGGCCCGACCGGCCGCGCTTAGTACAGTAAAGGCAAACCATGAGAGTCCACCTATCCCTCAAGTCCGCCAACGCGAAAACTGGTCCGATCCCGGTCAGTACTACCGAGCGGGCATCATGCCCGACCGATTGCGCGATGCGTGGGGAATGCTACGCGGCCAGCGGCCCGCTCGCGCTTCATTGGTCTGCAGTGTCCAATGGCCAACGCGGGACCGATTGGGAGACGTTTACCGGCCAGATTGCCCAATTGCCCGACGGCCAACTCTGGCGCCACAATCAGGCGGGTGACCTACCGGGCGATGGCCAGACAATCGACCCGGTCCGGCTTGGCCAGCTAGTCGCGGCCAATCGCGGCCGGCGCGGATTCACCTATACCCACTACCGGGACGGCGCGTCTCTCTCATGGATCCAAACGGCTAATGAATGGGGGTTCACGGTCAACCTAAGCGCGAACGATCTGGCCGACGCCGATGCCCTGGCCGATACCGGCGCCGGGCCGGTCGTCGTCGTTCTGCCGAGCACGCAAACCGACAATTGCACTACGCCGGCCGGCCGGCGCGTGATCGTCTGTCCCGCAACGCAACGCGACGACGTCAGTTGCGCGACATGCCAACTCTGCCAACGCCAGCGGTCCACCATCGTCGGGTTCCCGGCCCATGGATCCCGGCATCGGGTGATCAATATCCGCTTGGCCGCGTGAGGGAGAGCATCGGCTCATGCGGCCATGCGGCCGCATCGGCCGGGGCTTTCCCGGGTAACTAGGGGTTCAATATGCGAATCGTAGAGTACAAGGCAAAGAACGGCGCGATGCAGTATCGGCCAACGGCCGCGCACGCGCGCCAGCTAATGGAGCAATCCGAATATCCGGGCTTTTGCCTGGCCTGTGGTTCCGATCACGATAGCGTCGAACCCGACGCGCGTAAGTACCATTGCACCGATTGTGGCGCGCATAAAGTGTACGGGCTCGAAGAACTAGTTTTGATGGGGCTAGTCAGATGAAACAGCTAATCGACGCGTTGATTGTCGCGGCCATCCTGGCCGCACCCTGGATAATCTACTTTGGATGGATGATGCAACCATGATTGAAATTAAGAAAATGATGACCGCGCGTAAGCGCGAACTCAATACCGCGAAGCGCAGTTTCCCGAAATTCAAGCCTGGCGATACCGTGGGTAGCTACATCGCGCAATATGCGGTTTTAAACGGCCCTGGCGCCCATGTACTGCCTTACGATTTAGGCGCCTACACTCGCCCAGCGGCCATGCTGGATCCAAGTTATCCGGAGGTTATCGCCCATGAGGACTAAAGCCCAACGCATGGCCGATTGGATCGGCCAATTCTCCGATGCCCTGCTATCCCTTCACCCGCGCTTATCTGGCCGGGTGGACTGGGATGCGGTCCATCACTACTACTATGCTGGGGTTTCGGTTGAAGATGCCGTTTTCCAGTATTGCCTCGCCAGGAACATAGAATGACCATTTACAGCTACACCTACAAAACGTGCGACGACGTCGCTATTGAGTGCGAACTAGAGTATCAGGAACCGGATTACGACGTCGGGTTTCGGGGTGGCTCCCTCTTGATATCGGCCAGGGTCAACGGCGCCGAGATTCTAGGCGTTCTTGATCAGAACGTGATCGCCTATATCGAGGAAGACGCGCAATGTTGTATGCCGGACTAGCGCTATTGATCCGAATCATCATTGGACGCAAATAGAAAAGGGGCCGATTGGCCCCTTCTTCATTTCACCCGCACCATTAAAGGCGCCGGGTTTTCCTCTGCCATATCCCTTAGTTCGGACCGGCTTTTCTCTGCCATATCCGGCGCGCAAAACACGTGCTTGCGCGCGTCATTGGCGCGTGATTTGATCCGGCCCAAGTCAACCCACCCGGCTTCCCTCAGCGCGTGCATGAGCGCGGCCTGGGGCACTTTGACGCCGGCCGGCGCGCCACCGGCCAGGCGGTCGCAAAGCGAATAGAACGGAGACGCGACGACCCCACGGGCGAACTCTCCGGCTCGGTTTCGGATGAGGTCCACCAGATACGATTCGGCCGTGCTACGGCCATGCTCAATCATGATGGCCTTCGCTTCAGTAAACGGTGGGGCTGCCCCTGGGTTGAAGTTTGACACATCGCGCTCTGCAAGCCAGTTTGCGACCGCACTCTGGCCTCCAGTTTCGAACCAGTTCCATATGGCCTGGCCTTCGGTATCGCTCATGCGTCCGGCTTCGCTATACACGACGAACCAACGCCGATCGTCGGACGGCAGCGACAGGGGCACGCGCTCATTGCTAAAGGCCAGGACAAACACCCGGTTTAGGGCTTGGTACGGGTGCAATCCCTTGCGGTTGACTTGCAAGTATTCCGGCGGCGCGGCGATGATGGGTTTGAGGTGATTCTCAAGCGCGCGCCTATCCTTAGCTTCGGCCTGGCGCAGTTCCTCAAACACCATCACCTCAGACTCAAGGGCATAGCCCCATTGCGATGTAATTTCCTCATTGCGAACGATAGCGACGTTCGCCAATGCTTTACCGCCAATGGCCCATAGGAACGGTTGCCACATAGTGTCTTTGCCTGACCCTGGGTGGCCGATATGTAGCACCGCGTGGTTGATCTTTTTGTGCGGGTTCTGGAGCTTGTAGGCCATGACGTTCAGTACATGGTTCCGCTCGGTTTCGTCCGGCAGCATCCGCTCGACATGGCGCAGCCAGGGCGAGGCGTCGCCTGGCGCTGAGTTTGGCCTTGCGTTACGCCAGCGGTTGCCGTAGAGGTCACCATCGCGGCGCATCAGGACATCCTCGCCGGCCGCGTAGGTGATGCCCACCAGCACTTGCGCGCCCTTGGCCTGGCGCTGCTCGTCGAAGCTGATGCTAGGTTCGATCTTTCGGCCATTGTGGATCGACTTGCAGCCAATGTGCCGAAATAGCGCGTTGAACGTGCTGCGCGACAGTTCGCGGCGGTCCTGAATGTCGAAGTAGGCTTCATCGTCCTGCACATACGCGAAGCGGTCCCACCACTCAGACTTTTCGAGCCGCGCCCGCTCCTTCCTATCCGTCTCTGCGACCACCCGCGCGGCTTCGTCGGGGAACTCAGGTGTGGCCTCCAGTTTCTGGAGGGCATCAGACATCGCCGACACCAGTAGCTCATCACGTAAGCCCGGCGCGTGCCGGGGACCGCCTTGCTCTGCGACCCAGTTTAGGAACGTGCCCGAGTCGAACTCGGTGCAATGCGAGTGCAGGCAGCAGTACGCGCGCATGGCGGGGTTGTAGCGGCCCTCGGGGTTGCCGTCGGTATGCTCGGCTGAGTTCGGGCAGACGACCCCAGCCCAGCCCTCGGGGTTGGGTTTGCGTAGCAGCAAGCCCTGATCGGACAGCCATGCCAACACATCGTCGTTCCCATCGTCGCCGAGTTTGATCGGGCGAAATGCGTCGCTGGCCTCACCCGGCACGACATTCAAGGCGTCGCAGATCCCCGGCAGGGTGTACTCGCGCTCGGGGTGGAACTCGACCAAGCGAGAGGCGAAGTTATCGCGGCCCGGTTTGATGTTCACGCTACCCGGCAGGCGAAAATTGCGAACCGGGTTCACGGCCCCAGCGTCGGTGTACCCGGCAGCGGCAATGGCGATGATCGCCGCGCTGAAGTCGTTCTTTGTAGGCTGGTCTTCGGTAAAGGCGTACCCCCATTGGTAGTTGCCCTCGCTCGTCTCCATGATCCAGGTCGGAGGCAGCGGCGGGGTTTTGCTCTTCGTTCCGATATCGTCCAGCACCATGCACAGCACATACTCGCAGTTCGCGGCGCTGGCGCTCGGACGATCTCCCATTCGATCCAAAATGAAGCTGGCGGTGTTGCCGTACCACGATTCACCCTCACGCTGACGGGCGGTCGGCCAGAACGCAGGCCAAGTGCATTTGGGTGTGCCATCGGCGTGAGTGCCACCCTGTGGTTTTTGCTTGACAATTAAAAAAGTCTCGCCTTCAGGAGCGAGACTTACCATATAATCCATGAAGTTAGTTGCCATGAGTTGATCCTTTACGCCCGCCTGCCAGCGGGCGTTTTTATTTCCCGTAACGGGACATGATTTTGACCTCGGCGGTCAGGGGAAGATCGCTTGCCCATGTGGGCGAGGTGGACATGATAGCGCCGAGAATGCTCTTGACATCCTCGGGTTTATCCGTCTCGATCACGATTTCGTCGTGGACATGAAGCACCACGTTGTCAAGTTGGCGTAAGGCGCAGCGCAGGATGTCGTTAGCGGTGGCTTGCGTGATGTTCTCGCAGGCCAGACCCTTCCAAAGACGCGCGCGGGGCCACTCTTTGGCGTCTGCGGCTGGTTTCCACGATGCTTTGGCGTAAGTCACCCCTTCGCTTTCCAACCGAGCGTAGGGGTAGCATAGCACGCGGCCAGACGGCAGCATATACCAGAGGTGCAATCCGTCGAAACAGTAGGTCACGCGCCCGGCGCTGAACTCGTAGCCCTTGTTCCGCATCGCTCGGGTGTACGCCTCTTCGAGCGACTGCCAGAACGGAACTGACCACGGGTTAGCTCTGCGCCACGCCTCGACGATCCGCTTGGCCTGTGCCTCCTCGAAATGCACGCCGTAGGCGCGGCCCATCGCGGCGAACGCGCCGACACCGCCAGCGAAGCCGAGCGCCAACTCCTGCACCTTGCCGACCTGGCGCTGCTCGTCGGTGACGGCCTCGTAAGCCACGCCGTAGGTCGCAGCGGCGTTGACCTTGTAGGGGTCTAG